CGCTACTCTTGGAAACTTGTTTCCTTAAGTATGCGGACAACTGTTAAAACCCAAGCTCGGTCTAAGTTATATTACAACTTTGGGAAATATCTTTTATCTTTATATAAGAGACATGGTTCCCTTTATGTAGTAAAGTATCTTAAAGCGTCTCAACTTGCAATACAAAAGAAAATTGCTGGGCAACCTTTCTCATCATTGAGAGAGATTGAACCTGATCTAGCTTTACCTCGTTTAACACGTAGTGGCTTACCACGTATCATCGGAACTAGAGATAGAAGAGCAATTCTTTCTGGATCTATAAAGGTGCTACAATTATATTTAACATTGTTTGGCATTTACCGGATTATATCCAGTGATGTCAATCCAAAGTTGAATACAATTACGGATTTATTTACTGGAGAACCTGAGTTTATCAAAGTGGCGTCGAAATGGTTTAGCAATTATGCTAAAGCAACTCTTGGCAATACAATGACAATTCAGAGTTTGAAAGTAAGTAAATTTAAATTCCTTGAAACAGCATCTCCCTCTAACTCTATGAGTTGGAAAGGGATGTTAACGGATATTGTGCTATTACATAATAATGTTTTAGTATGAGATGCCATGATGGGTTATTTAAGTTTGACCGGTAGCAGTCAAGTTCAGTCTTTTTTAGTGAGTATCTCGGCTTACTTCCGTAAAAAAGGAGTAAGTGTTGAGTTACCTGTTAAAGGTTTGAACAATAACTTCTGGAGTACTGACAAGTCTTCAGCAACCATAGGTCAGCTTTCTTTTAAGAAAGAGGCTGCGGGTAAACTTAGAGTTTTTGCATTGGTTGATGGATGGACTCAATCTATATTGGATCCTCTCCATCAATCTCTGTTTAAGCTTCTAAAGTCGTTCCCAAATGATGGTACTTTTGACCAAGACATGTCTTTTAAACGTGCCCAATCAAAAGCATCAAAGTTTGGAGTTACATATGGATATGATTTATCCAGTGCAACAGATCGACTACCTATTGATTTACAAGTATCTATCCTTTCAGGCCTTTTCTCTGTAGAAATTGCCCAATTTTGGAAAACTATGTTAATTGAGAGAGACTACCAAGTCCCCTTAAATCATCATGGTATTCCAACTGGAAGTGTAAGATATTCTGTAGGTCAACCTATGGGAGCTTTGTCTAGTTGAGCAATGCTGGCCCTTACTCATCATGTAATTATGCAGTACGCTTCACGATTATGTGGTAATAGTAAATTCATTTGGGAAGATCGGTATGAAATACTCGGTGACGATATAGTAATCTTTGATTCCTATCTCGCCGCAAAGTACCTTCAACTGATGGCCCTTTTTGGAGTTCCTATTAATGCTACTAAATCAGTAGTATCATTGGGTACTAACCATGTGGTTGAGTATGCTAAACGTACCAGTATGTTGGGTCAAGACATTTCTCCATTAAGTTGGAAGATGTTCCTGGCTCAAGATACATTTAATGGTCGTTTGGCTATAGTTGACTACTTGGCTCGAAAAGGCTTTTCTAAGGTTAATAAGATATTTAATATCGTATTAGCCTCAGCAGTATGGGATAAACGTCCGTTAAACGACTCTTATTCTATGCTGGCATTAATCACTAGCTTAGTTAAGTCAGGTAAAATTGAGTTGTATAGCCTCCTTCGAATTCTTTATGAGAATAATATTCTTATTA